ATCAGGGCCAGGACCAGGGGTAAACAATGCCCTATCCGAACGAGCACGCCTGCCGGCTCCGCGATCCTGACGATTTCCGCGAGGACTCCTTCGTCCGCGTGTCGCGGGAGACGGACGACGGCAGGCGGTACGACGTGATCCGCGCGGAGCTGGTCAGCGACGGCACCACGCAGGATCAGTCGCACCGCTATCCGACCGATACGTGGTCGGAGGCGGACGCGCGGCAGCACTGCCAAGAGCACGGCGGGATCAAGTTTGAGCCTGCCACCGGCGGCGAGGATGACGACGACGGCGATGCCGACCGGTTCCGCGTCAACACCGACGGACTCGGCGCGCCGCGCTTCTTCCAGTCGCTCGCCGACCAGGTGTGGGCCGTCCAGTCGCCGGCCGTCCTGCGCGAGCTGGCCCACATCGGCCAGCGCGGCGGGAGCGTCGAGGCCGTCGAGCGGTGGCGCACCGAGCGCGCCGACGGCTCCGACCGCGTCCGCGTGCGCAACGGCGTCGCGATCTTCCCGCTCATGGGGCCGATTTTCCCGAAGGCGAACCTCTTTACCGAGATCAGCGGCGCGACATCGATCGGCGTCATGGCCCGCGACCTCCAGCAGATGGCCGACCGCTCGGACATCCGGGCGATCATGCTTGAGGTCGACAGCCCGGGCGGTGCCGTGACGGACGTCGATCAGATGGCCAGCATCATCGCCGAGATCGGCCGGCAGAAGCCGATCACCGCCTACGTCGGCGGCACGGCCGCGTCCGCCGCCTACTGGCTGGCGACAGCGGCGCGCGAGATCGTCGTCACGCGCACCGGCCAGGTCGGCGGCATCGGCGTCGTCGCGACGGTCCCGAAGCAGCAGGCGCCCGACGAGATGGGCATGATGGACTTCGAGATCGTCTCGTCGGGCGCACCGGACAAGCGGCCTGACCCGGAGGCGGAAGCCGGGCGGCAGGCCGTCCTCGACCGCATCAACCCGATAGAGGAGACGTTCATCGCGACGGTCGCCGAGAACCGCGGCGTCACCCCCGAGACGGTGCGCGCCGACTTCGGGCGCGGCAATGTCGTCGTCGGCAACGCCGCCGTGCGCCGTCGCATGGCCGACCGCATCGGCACCTTTGAGGGCGTCTTGCAGGAACTCCAGCAGGTGCCGTTCCCGCAGTCCACCGGCGCGGCGGCCTCCGCCGCGCTCTCGCAGTCCCAGGAGAAGGAGGTCGACATGGCCGAAGGGACCGAGGCCCAGGCGGAGGCCCGGACGTCCGCCACCACCGCGCAGCAGCCCGCCGCCGCGGGCGGCAATCAGGCGGCCAACCCCGCCGACGTGGTCGAGCTTTGCAACGGCGCCGGCGTGCCGGAGATGGCCGCCGGTCTGATCCGCGAGGGCGCGACCTACGAGCAGGTGCGCGAGCGCGTGAACAACGTCAGCACCATGCAGGAGACGTGCGACCTCGCCGTCGCTAACGGGTTTCTCAGCAAGGACAAGGCCGAGGAACTGCGCACGGCCGCGATCAAGGCCGGCAAGTCGGCCGAGGAACTCGGGCACGACCTGCTGACCGCGTCGTTCCGCGCGCAGACGCCGGACAGTGCCGTGCAGTCGACGTTTTCGCCGGACGCCGGTACTGGCGGCGACCCCGAAAAGACCTGGGCGGACAAGTTCGCCAAGGTCAGCGGCTAACGGCGCCGCACCCCGCGCCCACAGCAGGTTCAACCGGACAACGTAGGAGGATAGGGTCATGCCTCAGACCCTCACCGAAGGCCAGCACCGCGGCGAGTTCCTCGTCTCGGAGGCCAACGGCGATCGCTCGCGGGAGACCGTCACCGTCGCCAGCGGCGAGACGCTCAAGCCGGGCCATGTGCTCGGCCAGGTCACGGCCAGCGGCGAATACAAGAAGTACAACCCGAGCAATGCCGACGGGTCCGAGACGGCCGTCGCGGTCTGCTACGATCACGTCGATGCAAGCGGCGGGGCCGTGGATGCGCCGATCGTCGCTCGGGACGCCGAGGTGAACCGCGCAGAGCTGGTCTGGTTCAGCGGCGCCACGGACGCGCAGAAGACCACCGGCGTCGACGAACTCGCTGCCCAATCCGGCATCGTCGCCCGGTAACTTCATCCAGCACATCTGACAAGAAACGCACGCCCGGCCGCTTGGTCGGGCGTTTCTGATTCGGAAGAAAGGACGCGCCGATCATGGCCCACATGGACGTGTTCAACAGCGACGCCTTCCGCATGGGCTCGCTGACGGCTGCGCTGAACAAGCAGGACTTCCAGCCGACCATGATTCGCAACATGGGGCTGTTCAGCGCCGCGCCCATCCGCACCAGCTTCGCCACCGTCGAGGAACGCGACGGCGCGCTCGCGCTGGTGCCGACCAGCCGTCGTGGCGAGCCGATCAACGAGCAGCGGGACACCGCGTCGGAAAAGCGGCAGCTGCATCGGATCGACGTGCCGCGGCTCATCAAGGGCGACCGCCTGACCGCCGACGAGATCCAGGACATCCGCGCCTTCGGCTCGGAAAGCGAGCTGATGCAGGTCCAGGAGGAAGTCGCCCGGCGCATGAACGGGCCGAACGGCCTGATGCGCGATATCGAACTGACCTGGGAAAACATGGCGCTCGGCGCCGTGCAAGGCACCGTCGTGGATGCCGACGGCAGCACGGTCGTGGTCGACTGGTTCAACGTCTTCGGTGTCTCCCAGGACGCGGAGATCAACTTCAACTTCTCGTCCAACACCGACGAGGGCACGATGAAGCCCTTTGCCAACCAGGTGCTTCGCCAGATGCAGCGGGGCGGCAAGGGCGCGTTCACCCCGCAGACCGAGGTGATCGCCCTGTGCGGCGACAACTTCTACGACAAGCTCTCGTCCCACCCGGACGTCACCGAGACGTACAAGCACACCAACGGGACGCTGTCGGAGCAGCTGCGCAACGAGATCGGCATCGCCTTCGACGCGTTCCGGTGGGGCAACATCACCTGGATCAACTATCGCGGCACCGACGACAACTCGACGGTCGCGATCGGCACCGAGAAGGCCAAGTTCTTTCCGCGCGGCGCGCAGGGCGTGTTCCAGACCGCATTCGCGCCGTCGGAGGATTTCGAGTATGTCAACACGCCGGGGCAGCCGGTCTACGCCCGTACGATCCCGGACCAGAAGCGCAATCAGTACGTGGACATCGAGGTCGCTTCCTATCCGCTGTTCATGTGCACCCGTCCGCAGATGCTTCAGCGGGCGAAGACGGGCGCGTAAGCACCAAGCGGTGCCGGCGCAAAATAGCGGGGTCGCCCGCCATCGGGCGGCCCCGTTTCGCGTTCTCCCGCCAGCGTCGGGCGTCGGCGCTGACGCGAGGGCGCGACGGAGGCCGGAATGGAGATCGCCAACACCGACCTGATGTTCCAGACGGCGACCTATTGGGCGCCGCCGGAGCGCGACGGCTACGGCAACCCGGTGTCGTTTCCTGATCCGGTATTGATCGCCTGTCGCTGGGAAGCGCGCGTTGAGGTGCATCAGGACGAGGGCGCGCGTCAGTACCGTAGCCGCGCTCGCGTGTTCCCGGATCGCATCTTGGTCCGCGGCGGCTGGCTGGCCCGGGGCGACCGCCGCGACGTCGCGGACCCTTACGCCAACGCGGACGCCATTGAGGCGCACGAGATTCGAGAGACCAGGCAGACGCCGGACCTGTCCGGCGCACTCCAAGAGGTCGTGGTGTGGCTGTAGCCGATCTGGTCGCACGCGCGCTGGCCGCGGCCGAGCCGTTCGGGTCGTTTGGCGGAACGGCTGCGTGGTCGGTGCGCGTCAATCTGGCGAGCGAGCGGCCCGCCGATCAGGTTGTGGTCTATGACCGGCCGGGCACCGCCGATGGCGCGACCAAAGCCCACGGGGCCTGTCGCATCCTTGCGCGCGGGCGCGCATACCCGGATGCGGTGGCGAAGCTGGAGGCGGCGGTCGCGGTCCTGGCCGAGCAGCCGCTTTCGGGCTGGCTTGCCTGGGCGCACACGGGCGTCGAGGACGCCGGTCCCGTTGACGGCGACAACTGCGCGCACGTCCAGACCGAGGTGACGCTTTACCGCCTGGCCGATCAGGTCGCCGTGCACCGGCTGGACCGCGTCCCGACGGCGCTGTCCTACGCCTACACGCGCACTGAGGTCGCGACCGCGCAGCCGGCTCTCGTCGTTACGGACGCCGGATCGCAGGAAAGCTACCGCGGGGGCGTCGTCAGCCGCGCGCCGGTGACGGTCTACACGCCGCTGATTGGCGGCTTGGTGCCCGGCCACCGCGCGGAGGTCGTTTACGACGGCGCGGTCGTCGAGATAGAGAACATCGTCCGCCGCGGGCTCGGTGACGGCCGCAAGGCGCTGATGATGACCGGCACCCGTCGGGAGGCGGCCTGATGTCGAAGCGCAATGTGGTCAAGGTTTTCTCGGCGATCGACAAGTTCAACCGCGCGATTGACGAGCATTTCCTGGAGATCAAGAAGGACGCGGCTGAAGAGTGGCGCCAGGGCATCATCGGGCTGATGAAAGAGCCCAAGCACGGCAAGGAATACAAGCGCCCCGGCGGCGGCCGCTATACCGCATCTGCGCCGGGGGAGGCGCCGGCCATTCGCACCGGCGATCTCGCCGAGAGCTATGAGGTGCGGGTCCACTTCAAGAGCCAGAAAGTGATGATCGGCACGCCGCTGCGGTACGGCTTCTTCCTGGAGCGGGGCACCCGCAAGATGGCGAAGCGCCCTCACATCCGGCCGGGCTTCACGGCGGCGCGGCCGGAGATCGAGCGCAAGCTCGGCCGGCCGATCCGCGACAACGACTTCATCATACCCGGCGGTATCCCGGGCGCGCGTAACCGGAGGCGCTGATGGCGACGCTGCTTGAGTCGGTCGTCCAGCGTTTACGCGGCGCCGTCGACGCGCCGATCAGCTACGGCCGCGCTGCCGGTCTGACCGGCGTGCAGGTGGTGGTGACGCAGGACGAGACGCCGGTCGACGCACGGCGCGCGGAGCGCGGCCTCGACATCGACATCTTCGCCCCGGGCCCGGACCCGGCCGCGATCGAGAGCGCGCGGCGCGACATCGTCGATGCGCTCCACTACGCGCTGATCGGCAATACCGACGACGCCGGCGCCGTGCGCGTGTTCATGCGCGATCAGTCGGACGTCGACGACGACGAGGACTGGGCGCACTGGTCCATGCGCTTCGTCGCGCGGTTCGCGCGCGAGCAACCGTAACCCCCAGGCCAGCAGCAGACGGAGGACAGGCCGATGCCGAGCCGCCAGACTGGAATCCAGAACGTCGACCACATGGTCGTCGATGCCGGCGCGGTGTACGCCGACTATGGCGAGCCGGGCGAGCGCCTGATCGGCGCGACCCAGGGCGGCGCGACATACCGCTTGCAGCAGAATATCCGCGCGCCGGAGATCGACGGCGCGCGCGGCCGCATCATGGGCACGCGGCGCATCGTCAACGTCGTGCCGCAGCTCACGTTCTCGCCGTTGGAGCTGAACAGTGACAACTGGCGCCTGCTCATCCCCGGGGCGACCGGCAATGACCCGATGACGCGCGGGGTCTATGTGCTCGACAAGTCGGTGCACTTCACGAACATCGCGCTCGTGGCGACGAAGGTCGGGTCCGCCGATCCGGTCGTCATCAAGATCCTGAACGCGCTCGCCGATGTCGAAGAACTGGAGGCGGCGTTCGAGGACGAAAACGAAGCGTCGCCGGAGATCACGGTGTCCGGCCACTTCGATCCGACCAACCTCAACGGAGACGAGCCGTGGGAGATCAGCAACCCGACGGTCTAACCGTTCGGCCGCTTCGCGCCGATGACGTGCGCGTCGTCGCGCGCGTTCTCGGCCAGGAAGTCCGGCATCTCGGCAGCGCCGTGTCTGCGCAGGAGAGCCGCGAACAGGTCGGGGCGGAGCTGTTCGGCCGGATGCTGCGCGAGCATATGGACGAACTGTGGGCATGGCTGGCTGACCTGGCCGGCATGGAGCCGGACGAGCTGTCGCAGCAGCCGTTGGATACGCCGCTGCGGATCATTGAGCGGGTCTTGGAGGACGAGCAGATCGGCCCTTTCGCCGAGCGTGTGGCCGGGCTGTTGCAGAGGGCGTCGACCGGCTCTGGGACGTCGTAGCCGCGCGCTACGGCTGGACCGACGACGCCATCGACTGGCTCACGCCCGGCCGGCTTCTGTCGGCCCTCGACGGTGCCGCGCGGGACGAGCGCGATGCGTGGCGCCGGACGACGTTTCTCGCGCATCAGCTGGCCGGCGGGCGTGAGCCGTTGACGAAGCTATGGCGCCGGCTTGGCCTGGACGAGACGGATCAGAGCAAGCCGGCCGACAGCGACGGCCCGTCGCGGGCGGAAGTCATTGAGAAGGCCGAGCGCATCCGCGCGGCACACCAAGCCCAAGCAGGCGACGACAGATGAAAATCTTCGAGGTGTTCGGCCAGGTCGCGCTGGAAGGACAGCAGCAGGTCCAGAGCGGCTTGCGCGCCATCGACCGGCGGGCAAAGCGCAGCGGCGGGCAGCTCCAGGACTTCGGCGACAGCGTGTCCGACGTCGGCGACAAGCTGTCCAAGGTCTCGGGTGCGTTGGGCGCGGCCGGCGGCGCGTTCACGGGCTTCCTTGGCGCGATGGCGGGCGTCGGCAAGCGCATCCAGGACCAGGCGGCGCAGGCCGGGCTCGCGACCGACGAGTTTCAGCGGCTTGAGCACGTTTTTGAGGGGATCGGACTCAAGGGCGAGGATGTGTCCGATGCGATGGCCACGCTCAACGAGCGTGCGCAGGAGGCGATTCGCGGCGGGGGCGAAGCCCGCAAGACGTTCGAGCGCCTGGGCATCAGCATCGACGAGCTGCGCGACGCCAGTTCACAACAACGCTTCAACATGGTCGCCGACGCGATGGCGGATCTGGAAAGCGCGGGCAAGCGTTCGACGGCGGCGGTGCGGCTGTTCGGGG